AATGGCAGGGCGGCGATTCGCAAGGTGATCGCGCCTATATTCGAGGAAATATTTAGAGAGCAGGCAACCGCGCTGATCTCACAAGTCGGAATTGGGGTTGACTGGACGCTTATCAATTCGAGGGCGGCGGACTGGGCGCTGACTCACGCGGTCAATTTTATTACCGGAATACAAAACACAGAGCGCCAGACGATAGCCGACCTGATTAGTAAGTTCTTTTCAAGCGAGTGGTCATTAGACGATCTCGCGGATCGCATTAATTCATTCCTATTTGACAAAAGGCGCGCGTCTCAAATAGCGATTACAGAGGTGACCAGGGCGGCGGTGCAGGCTGAAGTAAGCACGGTGAACATCCTTGAAGCTGAGTACCGCTTCCTGAATTTCAAGCCGTTTTGGATTACCGCCAACGATGACCGCGTTTGTGATATTTGCGGGCCGCGCCACATGAAAGAGATCGAAGGCGAGGACTTTCCACCCGCGCACGTGAATTGCCGTTGTGAAGTCTTTTATGACATGAAGGTGGATAAACCATGAGCTTTGAGGTGCGCATTGAGGGGATTGATGACCTGCTGAAACGACTTGACGCGGCGGGCAGCACGAAGCCGTTGAAAGACGGGATGAAGGCAATCGGAACATCCATCTCGACGCGGATGAAGGTGTACCCGCCCGCTCCGGCCAGTTCGTCGTATCAGCGCACGGGTAACCTTATGAAGCGGTGGACGAGCAAAGTAGAGGGTGATGGATCGGCGGTGACGGTTGGAAATAACGCGCCTTACGCAAGATTAGTACAGAGCATGGATGAGCAGACATGGTTTCACACGCGAACCGGATGGTCAACGCTTGAGGGCGTTGTGAATGACCGGCGCGACCAGATAGTAGAGATATTAAGAGCGTTCCTACAGAATGCGCTCAATGGGGGGTAAACAATGCAGCTAAAAATACAAACGAAATTACCAGAGGGACTAAAGGCGGACAAGCGCAAGCCAGCCGAGCCGGTCAAGAAATATGACGAACTCGACCCGCGTGAGTACCTGGTGTTGGGCGTTCCTTTTGGCGGTCCGTACAACGGGAAGGACTCAGACGGTCAGACATTCACGAAGAACACCGACCTGTGGCTGAAAGACGGGCAAGAGATACCGGTAACTTATTATCACGGGTTCGGGCCGGATAGCCCGGAGACGTGGCAGGAAACGCCAGCCGTGATCGGCGTTGCGAAGTTTGACCACACCGACGAGCGCGGGCATTGGTTCAACGCACGGATGGACAGCGCAGAGCCTTTGGCGCAGAGAATCACCAGCACAAAAGCGGACAGGGTACGCGCTTCATCCGGGGCGATTGGGCATCTTGTCAGGCTTGACGGTGACGAGATCAGCACGTGGCCGTTGGGTGAGTTGGCGTTATTTGACACGAACGAATGGAGAAAACCGGCGAACGATTACGCCGTTTTCAACGCAAAAGGGGAAGGCATCACAGAGGTCAAGGCGGAGGCGGAAACGCAAGCCGTGACGGTTGACGAATCTCCGGAGCAAATAAAAACCGAACTTACTCAGGAGAGTGAAATTATGGAAGAAGAAATTGAAAAGAAAGAAATTGAAAAGAAAGAAATTGACATCGACGCGCTTGTAAAGCGTTTCGAGGATCGCATGGAAGCACGGCTGGAAAAACTGGTCAACGCTCCCCCTATCAACGCACCGGCCGTGATCAAAGCCGAAAACTTTGGCGACCCCGACCCGAACCGCGCGTTCATGCACTACCTGCGCACCGGCGAAAAGGTCAAAGGCTTGAAAGCCGCGATGGGTGAGAACACCGCCGGAGTTGGCGGTTACCTCGTTCCAGAAGATTCCTTTGCCGGAATCATCGAAAAACGGAATGAACTTTCCATCCCGCGCCGGGCTGGCGCTACCATCCTGCAAACCTCACGTGACGTTTTGAACATCCCGGTAGAGGCGACCAGCCAGACTTACTTCGCGCAATCCGCTCATGATATGGCGGCCGTTAACGAAGACGAACCGACCATCGGAAACGCAGCCGCGACTATCTACCCGTTCACAAAACTGGTAAAGGTTGGCGAAGACCTGCTGGAAGACAGCGAAGCGAACCTCAACCAGTTCCTGGCGAACTCCTTTGGCCGCTGGATGGCCATGACAGAGAATCGCAACGCGCTCATCGGTACAGGCACAACCGCGCCGCAGGGCGTGACCGTTGGTGGAACCGCCGCGCTGACCTTTGACGAAACCAACAGCATTGCTGCAGCCGAAATCCCCGAACTGTACCACAAGTTAGCCGGCCAGTACCGCGACCGCGCCGTGTGGACAATGAACGACGACACCCTCGGCATGTTACGCGGGCTGACATCCTCAAACGTGTTTACCTTTGGTGCGCACGAGATCAACGAGGAATCGGTCATGGGTAAGAGGGCGTTTACCTCGACCTACATGCCGAAGTACACCACCACCAAACACAAAGCAATCGTGTTCGGTGACTGGTCACTGTACGCGCTTGTGGAGCGCAAGGGGCTGGTGATCCGGCGCTTGAACGAACTGTACGCTGGCAACCGACAAGTCGGGTTGCTGGCGACATTCCGTCACGGCGGCGTGGTCATGCAGTCAGAGGCGTTTGCAATTGGCTCGATGGCCTAACCGTTAGGCAAATAAGGGGAGGGGCAACCCTCCCCAGAATGGAAGTGACTTATGGAAGAATTATTCGCCTATGTAAAGCCAGCAATGGCGGTGGTCCCGGTGAGCAAGTCAGGCGCCGCGATTGACGCGACTGCCGTTGACGGTACTGGTTACGGGCGTGCCGCGTTCCTGTTCCTCACTGGAGCGATGGACGCGGGCGCTGGCGTGTCCTGCTCCGTGACCGAGAGCGCGACATCCGGCGGCGCGTACGCACAAAAATCCACTACGGCAGCGCTGACCGAATTCGGGACAACCGGAGCGTCAAAGGTTTATATCCTCGATGTACCGGTCAACTCCGCAAAACCACACATGAAATTGTACGGAACTTGTGGCACCGCCGCAGTCCTTCACGGAGCGGTAGCGCTGCTGTACGGGAGGAACGGCGTAGCAGCTGACCCGAATATCGCCACTTTTGCGGGCGAGTACGTCAGAACCTAATCGAATCAAAGCCCCGGTGGGTGACTGCCGGGGCAAAGGACAATCATGAAAATAAGAATTTTGGTCAATTTCAACGGGCTGGTGGACGGGAGCTCGATTCCATTCAGGGCGGGGCAGGAAGTCGAAATCACAGACCCCGACGCGCTGGATAACTTTCTGCGCGGTGGTTATGCAGAACTGGTGAAGCCCGCCGTCAAGATTGTGGAAAAGCCGGCAATCGCTAAGGGTATCAAGGTGAAGTAAATGACCATCACTAACGGATATACGACACTTCTAACGGTAAAGACCGCGCTCGGTATTCCCGTCGATGAAAGGGATGACGACTTCTACCTTGAGGCAACAATCGAATCCGTTAGCAGGATGATAGACAATCACACCGGGCGCAGGTTCTACGCGGAGACCGATACCAGGTACTACGCGCCGATTTCCATTGACGAGGTTTACACAGATGACATTATCAGCGTGACCAGCCTCAAGACCGACGATGACAACGACGGCACGTTTGAAACGACATGGAGCGCATCTGATTACCACCTCATGCCGTTCAACGCGGGGGAGAATGGACGCCCCTACACGTGGATCGAAGCAAGCGGGTATGGCAGTTACTCGTTCCCCCATGGCACTAAGAAGGCGGTGCAGATAGTCGGGAGTTTTGGGTACGCCACAACCGCGCCGAAACCGGTAGCAGAGGCGTGCAAGATTCAGGCAATCCGGTTATTCAAGAGAAAAGACGCGCCGTTTGGAGTGATCGCGGGCGGTGACATGCAGCAGAGCATGACCATCCCCGACCTTGACCCTGACGTGAAGATGCTACTTTCACCGTATGTGAGGCGGGTGTAATGGCAATACAAGACGTGATCGCTCGAATGCAGACAGTCATTGAGGGCATATCCGGTATCAAGGGCGCGGATCAATACCTTCCGGAAGCCTTGCCGACCGTAGAGAATTGGGTAGTGATGTACCCTGGCGAATCGGAGTTCATCCCCGGACTTCCAGCTGGTTACATGACCGCGCTTTACAACGTAGTCATCGAAATCCACACCCCGCGCAACACGCTACCCCAAGCGCATAAAAGGATCGTTGCGCTCTACGATGACATCCCTATAAAACTATTCGATGACCTGCTCGACACGAAACTCAATAACACGGTATCGACATTCGGCAATATTACCAGTACCGGTTTGATCGCGATGAACTACGCAGGGATTGACACGGTTGGATTCAGGTACACCGTGAGAGATATAAAAATTCAGACGGTAATCACCTAAGGAGAAGATGGTCGAGAAAAAGAACGTATTAGAGCAGTACCCGATTATGAGTTGGGCGTTCCCCCGAATACTGGTTG